GTGGATTTGTTCTCTATAACGTGACCCTGCTCGTGCCATAAGTTCAAGCCATTGTTGTAATGCTGATGCTTTTCTTAATTCGTTAATTGTTAAGTCCATTGTACCTTCTAATTCGTCTCCTCCTGTTGTTCCATAAGGGCCGCCTGATACTGCTAATGAACCACCTACTGTAATTAAATCGCCTGATGTAGTGTCGCCGTCTGCTAAACCTGTAACTGTTACTGTACCACCTAAGTTGACTTCTCCTCCTCTTTGTAGAAAAGGTAGTGCTGATGTAAAATAATCTTTTTCCCAGTTTGTTTTCCTTAAATCCATTGTATCATTCCATTGTCCACTATCGATGATACCTGAATCTGTGTATTGATTGTATTCTGTGCCTACATTTTGATCCCTGAAGTATTCATGATAGATAAGTTGATAGGCTCTAAATGGTAATACTGATATTTCTTGTTGATAACCACCTGAATGTACACTAGACCATGCATTTGCCTCTGGATTATTCCAACCATGTGTAGGAATACCTAAATAATCTGCTAATTTGCCTTTTGTAAATTTGTTGTATACTATTGTTGGTGAAGCTTTTACTCGTGGGAATGATGGTAAATCGTTACCATCCTCACCACCTGTTATGAAATCTTTCCATTCGTCCCATACTAAGCGGTAGGGTACAAAGAAATAATCGACTTTAAAATCGATATTGTGCATAACTGGTGCTAATAATGGACTAAATCTTATTAATTGTTGTGTATTTACTTTTAGTGAATCGCCTGGTATAACATCTTGCATATAACATGGCATTAAATCGCCCATGTTGCCAGTCATTTTAACCTCATGTGATAAGTCAAATTTATTTTTATTTGGCTTTTTTGTTTTTATACTATTCATAATGTTTCTGTGTTGTTAATGTTTGTTGTTTGTCTGTGTAAATCTGATTTTATTGAATTTGAGTATTTTAATGTACTTCCTTTGTAGTGTTTTAATGTTTTATAATAATCGTCCATTTTTTTATTCATGAATTTATTATATGATTTTAATGATATTTCTTGTCTATCTTGTTTATCTGTAAATAATCTTCTTAAATATGCTTTTGGTAATCTTCGTTGATTACCGTTGTTGTCTCTTACTTCTATTGATTCGTTTTGTATATGATGTATGCCATGATGTTCTAAATATGCGTGACCTATAATTGGCTTTTTTGACATTAATGAGAACGGTGGTTGTCTTTTATCTGTTTTTCTATTGAATTGTTTGAACATATATTTGGTTACATAATTGATTGATGCTGATGTAACTGTACCGATATCGGCGAAGCCTAATTTGTAACCTGTTTTTGTGTTTTTCCATTGATTTGTTAATGGTGCTAAATTTGTAATATCGTAATTGAATAATATTAAATGATAATGTGGTCTACGTGTTTTTGTTCCATATTCGCCAACTGCATAGTATCTAATTGGCTTAGATACATTTTTAACCTGTTTTTTTGATATTTTTAATTCTTTACTTACATATTTTACGTGATCGTTTCTAAGTCTTTTTATATATGCTTGTAAATCTGTTTTTTTTAATGTTTTATAGTTTTCTTTTGTTTTTGGAATATTATAATCGTCGTATGTTAATGTTATAAAGAATGCTGAGTCTGAATATAAGAACTCATGTTCTAGTCTTAAACTCCATTCTGATCGTCTTTTTTTCTGACATGGTAAACATTTGCCGCATGGAATTCTAAAGTCTAAATCCTTTAATTTAATACTACTAACGCATGATGTAGCTATAATGTCAGGTGTTAATCCATAATCATCGTGATATATTTGACGCATTATGACATTCTTATTCCGCCGCGTTTTGCTAGGATGTATCTTGAGCTTCGTTTGCTTTTATATTTTCTGTTTGTTTTGTATCTGTTCATATTTATATAATTAATCTTTACCGTAGTTTTTAACTTGTTTTCCTATTGTTGTTTGAAAAGTTTTGCCTTTTGCCATTCCTATTCCTGATAATATGTCTTTAGCTATTTTTGCTCCAAAATAAGCTGTAATTGCTGCTTGAAGAAGTTGTCTATCTTTTGGATTGTTTGCTGGATCTAAATTTAGTATTGATAACATATTACCTATAGTATCGCCTTTAACTATACCTTTGTTTGTTGCTCTATCTGATTCTATTGCTTTAATTGCTGATTCAAATTTCATAATTTGTCCAGTAGTTTCAAGATTTAATGTTTGTTGTATTGTATTTGCTTTTTGTGCATCTATATTTAATTTTTTAGCTAATTCTGATGATGCTTGTGCTGATGTTAATTCTACATTTCCTAATTTAAGCTGTGTATCTGCTTCTATATTTTGTTTTTGTGCATTAACCAATGATAATTGTGCTCCAGCTGCTGCTGATTGAGCTGCTGCTGCGCCTATATTTTCTATTTGTGGTTGTTGGTAAGGCAATGCTTTTTCTGCATTTCCAACGTTACCTTGTCCATACATAAGCGCAGGGTTTAAACCTGCGGCTTTTAATCTTTCCATTTGCATTTTTGGTGTATTATATGCATTTTGTTTGTTCCACATTGATTCTGAAAATTGTCTTTGTTTTTCTGCTTCTCGTTTACGAGATCTGTTTCCGAAATAACCACCTAATAATGATGATCCTGCTCCTATAAGTGCTGCTGCTGGGAATGCCATATTGTTTATTTTATCTGCCTATTTTACCGTCTTGATCTATATCGTATCTTAATAATTCTTCTAGCATTTTGATGCCTAACTCAATAAGTTTAGGCAGTAATACTGTGACTAATTTCTCTAATAATTTTTGTCTCATTTTTAATATCTTTAATTGTAATTTGATGTTTTTGGTCTTTCCATAATAATCCTTCTAATATTTGTGTTGATAATCTTGATGAATGTATCATGTTTGGTATTTCTTCGGAGTGATTACATAAACCTACTCCGATACACCCTTGAAGATCGCTACCACGATTAGCAGGGTGAATACGAATTCCTGTTCGGGAGTTAACTCCCATAATGTGTAAAGTTTCTTGCTTAAAGCGAGGACTCCAAGTGTACCTAAGAGGGTAAGTATCTGCTTTAATTTTTTGTTCATTGTTTTCTATTGTGCTGAAATAGAATTTACCGTGTGATTGTGATTCTATTGTAAGTATTCCAAATAAGTTTGTTGAATTACCTATTTGTTTTCGTTGTAGAGTGATAGATTTTATTAGCATATTATGATTTTAATAATGTGTTTTATCTATTGCTTTTTGCTCTACCTCTGGTTTGAATGATAATTTATGGTAT